CATCCACAGAAATTTGGGAAGAATGTTTAAGGGTATTAAAACCAGGGGGACATCTATTATCATTTGGGGGAAGTAGAACTTATCACAGAATGGCTGTAAGAATAGAAGATGCTGGCTTTGAGATAAGAGACCAAATAATGTGGATATATGGTAGTGGTTTCCCCAAATCATATAATATTGGAAAGGCAATTGATAAAATTCAAGGTAATGAGAGGGAGGTTGTTGGTGAAAAAGTAAGGGGTGAATTTGAAGGATATGGTACAGCGTTGAAGCCTGCCCATGAACCCCTAGTATTAGCCCGTAAGCCCTTCAAAGGAGGTGTTGCAGATAATGTATTAGAGTGGGGAACTGGGGGGTTAAATATTGATGAGAGTAGAGTAGGAGAAGGAACTGGTGAAACTAAAACAATAACTCAAAAAGGAGCAAAGTTTAAGACTTGGAGTGATGACCCATTAGAAACAAGATGGCATGAACAAGGTTTTAATAAAAGTGAAGGAAACTCATATGAGGTAAAAGATTTAGGTCGTTTCCCTGCAAATGTTATTTTTGATGAGGCTGCGGGAGAAATTTTGGATTCTCAATCAGGTTATAGTAAATCAAATACAAAACAAGGAAATATAGAAAATAAAGGTTCAGGTGTATTCTTAAAAGAAGATGGAACACAAGCAACAGGACATAAACATAAAGTATATCCAAATACTATACAAGATGAAGGTGGTGCAAGTCGCTTTTTCTATTGTGCAAAAGCCAGCAAAAAAGACCGTAATGAGGGGTTAGATAATTTTGAGGATAAGGCATCACAAATGAACTCTGGGGGTATAGGCAGAAAAATAAGTGTTGAAAAAAGATTAGAAACAAATGATGAAAATGCCCCAACCATGAAAAATATCCATCCAACTGTAAAGCCAACAAAACTTATGGAGTATTTGATAAAACTTATAACACCAAAGGGGGGGATCGTATTAGATCCTTTTATGGGTAGTGGAAGCACAGGCAAAGCCGCAATTAAAAATGATTTTAATTTTATTGGAATTGAAAGGGAGAAAGAATATTTTGATATTGCAAAAGCCAGAATAGAATATGTAAAAGGAAGTGGTTTATTTGCCCCAGAAATTAACCAAGATGAATTATAATATAAAAATCATATCCAAGGTAGGGGAGATATAACCCCTCCTTAAACTTAAAATATAGAAGAAATTGTATTAAGCCATAGTTTTTTATTTTCCCCCAGCTATTAAGGTTGGGGGTTTTTTCATTAAATCCATATATTTATAATAAAATTAAATAATATGAACAAAGAACAAGTTTTAGGAGTATTCAGACATATTCTAACTTTCGTAGGGGGTACATTAATTACAAAAGGTATTTTTGACCCTGAATTAGCAAATGAGGTAATTGGTACAGTTGTAACAATAATTGGTACAGTCTGGTCAGTTTTTGCCAAGAAAAAAGTAAAAGTATCAAATGAAGATTAAACAAATTACATTAGTATCAACAGAGAATTACTTTACAAGAAATGAGGGGGAATGCACAACTTACAATTATGAAATAATTTTAGAAAATGATGAAAAACTTTTGATAAAAGATTTGAAACAACCATTACCTAACTGGGCCAATAACTCTATAATTGATTATGGATTAAAATCACAATCAGATACAGAGGTAAAATATTTTATCATTAAAAATCAATATGACACACCAAAAGGAGTTCTCTAATCTCCACTTAAAGTAGGGGTACAATGTCCTGTTGTACCCCTTTCTTTTTATCTTTTAGATACATTAACCCAATAATCTAATTCTTTTAATTTTCTTACTTGATTTAAAACTGGAAGTGTAAGTTGAAACTCATCACTTTTATTCAACGTTCTTTTGGTAGGGGATTTAATCTTTGCTTCCATATCTTTTTTTATAAAAATAAGACTTTTTATTAATTAAAACAACATTTTTATACATTTTTTTTGTTCTTAATGATTTTTTTACAATTTACCATATATTTATAGATAGAAAAAAGTATAAATAATATGCCAATAATTAAATTAGATAGACATTCTATCATTGAAATTCAAGACTTAATCAAAGAAAATGTGTTAAGTGATCGACAAATAGCAGAAAAGTTTAATGTCAATACAAGACATATCAACTATATAAGGGCTGGTAAACGCTGGAATGTATGTTATCTTTGTGATGAAGAGAGAAATAAACAAATTAAATATAATATCAATGTGCAACTGCAAGAAAGCAAAAGTGATACAGGAACTCCCTCATATAGAATCACTATCTGATGCAAATGGGATTACCCCTGTTGAATGGGATGAAGTTGGAAGACTAATATCATCACATAAATTAGAATATACTCAATTAGATTTTTTAACCAACATCTATAATAGAATATTCCAAACAAGCAAACCAGTAACAACTTGCAAAAGTTGTGTAAAAAATTTGGTTGGAAAATTATCTCAACAATATAATACAAGAGAAAATGGAATTTGAAATAGCCCCAATAGATGTGCCAATTGATGTTGTCCGCCCCAAGGGAAGACCAAAATTACCAGAGGGGACAAAGGCAGAAAGAAAACCTTTGGTATTACAGACAGAAATATTAAAAGAAACCATTAGATTATCTTTGGACTTACATTATTCTCAAAATGAGGTATTCAATTATCTTGTTAAGAAATATGATATAAAGAGAGTTGATGCTTCAAGATATTGGAGAAAGTCTTGGGATTTAATCCAAGATAAATTCAAACAATCGAAAGATGAATTGGTTAAGAAGCATCTAATTAAGTTGTGGAATATACACGACCTTGCAATTGAAAACAATGATTTTACCAATGCAAGAAATGCTTTAAATGATATATCCAAATTAATTGGATTAAACTCCCCTGACAAATTAGATATAACACATCATGCAATCAAACTTAACTTTGGGCAAATTAATAATACTGCCCCAATAGAGGGGGAAAAATAAGGAATTAATATGGATATAACAGTTGAAGGTTTTACTCCACATCATGCACAGCAAGTTATAATTGATAAGATATTAAACAATAATAAAAAATACCATATTTTATCTCTGGGGAGACAATTTGGAAAAACTATGTTGGGCATCAACTTAATGTTGAAGTGGGCATTAGAAGACAACGGAAGCAGTTGTATGTGGGTATCCCCCATCTTTGCACAAGCAAGAAAGGTATTTGATGAAATGGTTAGTTATTTGGGAGAAACAAATTTAACATCAGCAATTAATAAGAGTGATTTATATATCAAATTTATTAATGGTAGCATAATCACATTTAAGTCTGGGGAAAGACCTGATGGATTGAGAGGATATACTTTGGATTATTTAATAATGGATGAGGCTGCATTTATGAAAGAAGAAGTATGGTCAGAGGTGTTAAAGCCTGCAACTCTTGTTAAAGGTAAGAAGATATTATTCTTATCAACCCCCAAGGGAAAGAATTGGTTTTATAATCTATATCAATTGGCTATGTTTGATAATAAGGATGGCCAATATGATTGTAGTTATGGGACATCCTTTGATAACCCCTTGATTAATCCTGATGAATTATGGGAAAGCAAAAAGACATTACCAGAACACGTTTTTAATCAAGAGATTATGGCTCAATTTCTGGATAATGGGGGGGAAGTTTTTACCAATATGGATAACTATTGCAAACTACAAGCATTTGCAAGTTATAACCCCAATCAAAAATATTATGCTGGATTAGATTTGGCAAAACAAAATGATTATACAGTATTAACAATATTAAATCAGAATGGGGAAATAGCAGAAATATTTAGAACTAATAAAACCACCTATGAATTAATCATAAATGATGTATTAACAATTATTAAGAAATACAAACCCCAACTATTGGTAGAAGTCAATGGTGTTGGGGATCCATTATTTGAGAGGATTCAAAAAGCATATCCAGCAGCAAAGCCTTTTGTAACAACACAAGATAGTAAGGCAAATATTATTGAAGAATTAATTATTTCTTTAAATGAGGGGAAATTAGTATTACCCTCTAAAACCTTATTTGAGCCTCTCTACAATGAGTTAAATATTTTTACATTCACCTATTCACCAAGCACAAGAAAGTTGCGCTACGGGGCTCCTGTGGGCTTCCACGACGATTGTGTGATGTCATTAGCCTTTGCAAATCAATCATTCAAGACAAAACTAAATTACGGACAATATTCAATAAAATAACTATTATTATAAAAAAAGAATATGGCAGTAGTATATGAACATTTAAGAAATGATACCAATGAGGTATTTTATGTGGGGATTGGTGAAGAAGAGAAAAGGGCTTATGTGAAAGCAAATAGAAACCCCCATTGGAAGAATATTACCAATAAAATTGGTTATACTGTTAATGTAAAAATCAATGATGCAACTTGGGATGAAGCAATACAGATTGAAAAATATTTAATTGCTTTTTATGGAAGAAAAGACTTGGGGTTGGGTAGTTTAGTTAATATGACAGATGGGGGTGATGGTTGTAATAACCCATCAATTGAAACACGAAAAAAAATGAGTGAATTAGCAAAAGATAGAACTCATACAGAAGAATCAAAACAAAAAATGAGCCAGATACATAAAGGTAAAACAAAATCAGAAGAAACCAAACAGAAAATGAGTGAAAGACAGAAAGGTAAAACCCCTATGTTAGGAAAAACTCATTCTAATGAAACTAAACAAAAAACAAGTGAAGCGATGAAGGGTAAAAAACAATCCCCAGAACATATAGCAAATTCTATTGCTTCACGAAAAGGAATGAAATATAATAAATCAAAAATATGAAGGCAGAATTAAAAGTTGGGGATAATGTATATGAGATAACCGCACCAACCATAAAACAATGGATGAAATTTAATAGGGTTGATTCTTTTGGTGGAGAGGATGACAATTTAAATATTTGTGTAAAACTTTTAGCCATTATGACCGGGGAGAGTGAGGATTCTATTAGAGAATGCCCGTATCCAGATATCCTTACAACAGGTAATGATATGTTGAATTTTATAATGTCATTATCAAAGAAGTTTCATAAATCATTGACATTTGATGGGGTTGAGTATGAATTCAAAGACTTAAATAAAATGTCGTTTGGTCATTATATGGATTTTGACCACTTCTTTTCAAAGAAACCAAGTCAAAGAAAAAATGAATTAAATATACATTTGGCTCTACTTTATTTACCAAAAAGTGATAATGGAAAGTATTTATCTGATAGTGTAATGGAAAGAGCAGAGAAATTTAAGAATTTATCCATTGAGTATTATTTTGGTGCTGTT